TTTTCCCTCAGTGGCGGTCTCGCAGTTAATTTCGCCGGATGTGGTCAGTGCGGCGGCAAGGAGAGCCTACAGGGTTGACCAGTACAGCCACATGCCTAAGTGCCTTGCGGCTGACGTGAGTTACTTCGGGGATGACAGGTGCGCCCTTTATCTAAGACAGGGGCTTGTCGCTCAGGAGGTATGGAGTGGCTACAACATCAACACCCACGATTACGCCATGCTGATAGCAAGATTCTGGCGGGAACTTGATGCCGATGCCTGTTTCGTTGACCTCACGGGGTGGGGCGCAGGCGTGTTTGATACATTGCAGTCACTGCATTACAAGCCATCCCCGGTAATATTCGGCGGCAGGGCTGATGACCCTGACAGGTTCATCAACAAGCGCATAGAGATATGGTACAGGATGAAAGAATGGCTTGAGCAGGGGGGGCAGATACCTGATATCAAGGACCTTCATGATGACCTGTGTGCGCCTGAATACTACTACACCACGGTCGGCAAGATGGCACTTGAGCGAAAAGAGGACCTTAAGAAACGTGGGTTCCCAAGCCCTGACAGGGCTGATGCCCTCGCCATGACATTTGCCTGCGAGGTTCAGAGCAGGGATTTGCAATACATACCGGGGCAGAAAGCTAAGGTAAAAACAAAATATGACGTATTCAACAGAAAGAAAAGGAGGAATTAGCATGTGTTTTCCAAGCACAGACGTAAAAACACCTGAGTTGCCTATAGAACAGGGGGCAGACGAGGTAAAGAGCGGAGCGTACAAGCAGGCTAAGAAAAGACGTGGATACCAGAGTACCGTGTTCCCAGGTCAGCCTACGGGTGCTTCCGGTTCAGCTAGTGGGGCGGAGCCTAAGAAAAAGTTACTGGGAGAGTAGGGAACATACATGCCGTTCCCCATCACACTTGAAGAAGCAGAACGGCGAGCATCCAGCATACGCACCGACAGGGAGTCTTGGATACCGGATTGGAAGGACATCAGGGACTACATGCTCCCGTACTATGGCAGATTCATAGGAGACACGCCTAATGATGGCAAACGCAAAGACCATAAGATAATACAGGACGTTGCGAAGTATTCATTGAAGGTGCTGTCTGCGGGGCTTCTGTCAGGTCTTACCTCTCCATCCAGACCTTGGTTCAAACTCGGGGTTACTGACCCTGCTCTCATGGACATGTCAAATGTCTGTAGGTGGCTTGATGAGGTCGAGAAGCGCATGTATGCGGTGTTCGCATCGAGCAACTTCTATGCCGAGTTGCATAAGATGTACATGGAACTTGGCGGGTTTGGCACAGCATGTGCCGTTCTGCTACCAAACTATGACGATGTAATAAGGATGAGGGTGTTCACGATAGGTGAATACTCGCTAGCACAGGATTCAGACCTGCGTGTTAATGCAATGCACAGGGAATTCCAGATGACGGCAGACCAGATATACGAGGAATATGGCGAGAACTGCTCTGATGCCGTCAGACAATGCCATGAGAATAAGCAGGGTGACAAATGGTTTACAGTGAACCACCTTATCTGCCCTAACAATAACATAACTCCGAATAGAAGGGATGTAAAGGGCAAGCCGTTCCTATCACTCATTTGGGAGAAGGGTGCAAGGAAGGATAAAAACGAGGGGTTCCTGAAAGTCGAGGGTTATGACAGCTTCCCGATAATAGCACCTAGGTGGGAAGTTATCAGCAACGACACCTACGGCAGGGGTCCTTCTTGGGACTGCATAGGGGATGTCAAGATGGTGCAGGACATGCGGATAGACAGCATGGAAGCACTGGACAAGATGATTGACCCTCCTATATTCCTACCTTCCTCGATGAGAAACGAGGATATTGACCTCACTCCGGGTGGCGTAACGTTTGTTCCTGCGAGTGATGCAGGCGGCGGGGCACGTGCCGTGTATCAAGTCAACGTTGATATGACCAAGCTAGAGTACAGCATTGAATCTGCTGTTCAGAGGATAAAGTCTGCGTTCTACGTTGACATATTCCTAATGCTACAGCAGGTAGCTGACAAGACAAAGACTGCCTATGAAGTAGCAGAACTCACGCGGGAAAAGATGCTGATGATGGGTCCTGCGATAGAACAGCAGGAAGATACCCTGCTCAAGCCTGCGATAGAGCGTACGTTCGAGATTATGAACGCCGCCCATCTTATCCCTGAACCTCCGAAGGAGATACGGGGAAGGAACATAGAGATTGAGTATGTCAGTGTTCTCGCTCAAGCACAGAAAGCTGTGGCTACCTCAGCTATCCGTGAATGGGTTTCACTGGTTGCAGAACTCGGGGAGGCTTTCCCTGAAATGCTCATGAAGGTCAACGCTGTCGAAGTGGTTGATGAGTACGGCACACTGCTTGGCATACCCTCAAAGCTTATCCGTTCTGACGATGAAGTGGCGGAAATGCAGGAAGCACAGCAGAAGAAGATGCAGGCTATGCAGACCATGCAGATGGCACAGTCGGGTGCTGAAACGGCAAAGACACTCTCAAAGGCAGATGTTGGCGAGGACAAGAACGCATTGCAGGCAATCTTCGGTGATGTGGGGGTGTAGAAACTCAGGTGGATATTAAGGAGGTATACGGATGAAACACAGTGACCCGTTGGCGAAGGTGATTTCGCATCACGTCCGGCAGAGAGAACTTATCGAAATGGCTGATGTCCTTTCAACTAAGTCGGGCAGGATGTTTGTATGGAGGATTTTAGAAAAAGCCGGAGTTTTCAGGGGTTCAATGGATGGCAATATGTCATGGACAGCGTTCAAAGAAGGTGCTAGGTCCGTTGGCTTACAGGTCTACGTGGACATAATGGACTCATGCCCCGGCAGGCTTACTGAAATGTGGCAGGAAGCTAAAATACAAAGACAGGAGGATGCAGAGTATGGCAGAGCAGGAAGCACCGAATAAGGAAACAACGGAACCTGAGGGGCAGGTAGAACAGACCAAAGAAGAAGAAACAAAAACTGCTGAACAGAAGTTAGAGGAAACAATGAAACAAAAGGAGGAAGCACCCAAGGAAGAAGGTGCTGACCCTGATAAAAAAGAAGAAACTGCCCTAGAAATTACTGATGATTGGAAGCCTAAACTGCCTGAGGGGATGATTCTTGACGAGGCGGTGTTCAAAGAGGCTAAGGATTTGCTCAAGGAGATGAAGCTTTCTCCTGACAATGCACAGAAGCTGACTGATTATCAGATAAAGATAATGCAGGACATGCAGGAAACAACGTACCGTAACTGGCAGAACAAAATCAAAGAGTGGGATGAAGGGATAAAGAACGACCCGGAGTTCAAAGACAACTTTGATAAGAAAAAAGCCGTTGCCGACCTAGCGTACAACGAGTTCTTCACGGCGGATGAGAGAGACTACCTCACCAAACTAGGCGTATCAAGTTACTTATTCCGGGCTTTGTATAAGGTCGGATTAAAGGTTGCTGAACCACAAACTGTTCCAAGTGGTACAGCCAGTGGACAGAAAGCAAAATACAAGGACTCATTTGAAGGGCTTACGGGCTTATTCGGTGAGACAAAAAACTAAGGAGGAATAAATAATGGCAACAATAGGAGACAAACTCAATCTGGTTGACCTAGTTAATAGGCTCGATCCCGACCAGAAAGTCGCACCGATAGCCGAGATTCTCAACGAAACTAACGAGATTCTCGATGACATGATTTGGAAAGAGGGCAACCTTCTCACAGGGCATCGTTACACGCTTCGTGCAGGCATCCCTTCACCAACGTGGCGCAAAATCAATCAGGGTGTCATCCCGAACAAATCAATCACTGAACAGGAAGATGCGGCTTGCGCCATGCTTGAGGCTTACAGCGAGTGCGACAAAGAACTCGCCGACCTCAACGGCAACACAGCGGCTTTCCGTGCATCAGAAGCGGCAGGACATATTGAGGGTATGTCTCAGGCTTTCGCCAAGACCCTGTTCTACGGCAACGTCAACACTGCTCCGGAACAGTTCAAGGGTATTGCGAACTACTACAACCTTGCTTCAACCACCAAGACGAACATCGGCTACAACGTTATCAAAGGCGGCGGAGCGGGTGATGACAATACCTCTCTCTACCTTGTCGGATGGTCTCCGAGAACTGTATTCGGCATCTATCCGAAGGGTTCTCAGGCAGGTCTCAAGTTTGAGGATAAGGGACAGGTCACTCTCGGTGACGAGACAAACGGATACCATGAAGGTTATCGTTCGCACTTCCAGTGGAAATGCGGCATAGCAATCCCTGACTGGCGTTATGTTGTCCGTATCGCCAACGTGGACGTATCCGCTCTTGCCTCGTTCGGAAGCGGCTCAGACACAAGTGCGGCACTCATCCGCCTTATGGTACAGGCGTACCACAAAATCCCGCATATCGGTGCTTGCAAGCCTGTATGGTACTGTAATGGCACTGTCAAGCAGTGGCTTGATATTATGGCAATGGAGAAAACGAACGTTCGCCTTGGTATCAGCGAATATGACGGACAGGAAATCACTTCCTTCCGTAACATCCCCATCAAGAAATGTGACGAGATTCTTGATTCGGAAACTCTCGTAGCATAGGAGGTATATAGGATGATACTCGACAAAGAACTTAACATCAGCGCGGCACAGTCTATCACAGGTGCAACGGGGGCAATAGCGGCTACAAATATTATTGACCTCCAGAAAACGAACCTCCAGACAAGGGCGAACGCTAAACTCGTATGCGTTATCAATACGGCATGCGATTCGACCGGAGAAGCGGCAACTCTTATTGTCAAAATCATAACTGATGATGACGAGGCTTTGGGGTCTGCTACAACTCTTTACACTTCCGCTACTCTGGCAGAAGCAACGATAGCTGTCGCAGGTTATAAGGTATTCGAGTTCCCGCTCTCTGTATTTGAAGGCAAACTCGAACGCTATCTCAGCGCAACGTACACCGTAGGCACAGAAGCACTGCTCACTGGCAAGGTGGATACCTACGTAACACTGGACTATCAGTCTGTATAACCCCCTGTAGACAGACATGGCTAGATATATTTGCACCCATGATTGTTTCGACCAAAGGGGAGTACGCAGAGAACCGGGGGATATAGTCGATTACGCACAGGGTGAACATGTTCCGAAGTGGTTCACCCCTGTGCAAACAGACGGTGCCGTTGAGGAAGCAAAGGTAAACTCCGTTGCTAAACAACAGCCTGAGACCCTGTTTGAAATGCAGATGGCGGCAAAAACTCAACCGGAAGCAACAAAAGAAACGGTGCAGAAGAAGCCGTCTGTCAAAGAGGCCGTGAAAGCAAAGCCAAAAACAAAAACATCATCTAGCAAGACTACTAAGAAATAGTACGCGGGGGGTGGGAAACTGCTCCCCTATCTTTTGAATTTTAACGTATCACTTAAAAATAGATTGGAGGGGTTGTTATGGCTACAGAACTACTTGACCCTTGGAGAATAGCACCTAACGCAACCTTTGAGGCTGTCCTTATATGCAAGGATGACGCAGGAGCGGAACTAAGCGTGGTTGGTTGCAAAGCTAGAATGGACTTTAAGACTAATGCCAATACCGGGTCTACTTCGTTATTCTCTCTTACCGATACCGATGGTCTTACTTTGGCAGGAGAATCGGTTGTTGAGGATGGAGTTACATACCATGACGGTGTTATACGCATAACAGTGACTCCTGACAAGGCGAAGCTTTTGGAAGAATTAAAGGGTTTTGCTGACCTCTTAGTGCAACTGTCAGCGACTAACGTCATGCGTGTATATGACCCTCCACGTAATTGGATAGGCGTTCGTGCAGTTACTCCTGCTACCTTCTCGTAGGTGCTACGATGGCACAATTTATCGAAATAGTGGATGGGAATACTTCCATCATAGAGCGGATAACTAAAAATGAGATTCTTGAACTCTCATCAGGAGTGCAAGGGATTCGGGGGGCAACTGGACCTACTGGACCAACGGGACCTACTGGACCAACGGGACCTACTGGTGCAGATTCTTACGTCACTGGACCTACTGGGGCTACGGGTGTTATCGGACCCACAGGACCGACTGGGGCGGCATCCACTGTAACCGGACCAACGGGTCCTACGGGACCGATAGGTCCACAAGGTTATCAGCCTCTTGTGCAATATTCCGAGGACAACACAAATTGGCACGGTACGTATACAAGTGCTGATGTTTACATGCGGTTCTCGATG